GTCTAACCACCTGCCACTCGCTGCTCAGTCTACTCCTAATCCTTCAGGAACTAACGAGTCGAACCGAGCTGGTGCATACGACATTAACGATCCACAACTACAAGGTATGGTATTCACTAAGGATGCGGCGGCAACGGTGAAATTACTCGATCTAGGCGTAGAATCAGAATATCAGATTGAACGTCAGGGTACTTTGATGGTTGCTAAGTATGCTATGGGTCACAACGTACTACGTAACAAATCAGCTATCGCTCTTATGGCGTAAGCTATCCAAAACTAGGGGCATCCTTCGGGGTGTCCCTTTTTTTCATTTTTCATTGAGGTATATATGACAACTCCAACTACAACATTGGGTGCAGTTAACTCCATGCTCTCAACCATTGGCGAAGCTCCAGTGAACAACTTGAACTCCGGTCTAACGGACGCTGAGACTGCTGAAACCATTCTCAATGAAGTTTCAAGAAGTGTACAAGCTCAAGGGTGGAACTTTAACTCTGAGCCATGTTTAACCGTTGCTGCTGACACTGATGGCAACGTGGTATTACCACAAGAAGTTATTCGAGCTGACCTAAGTAACAATAAGTACAGAAGCACAACAAACGAATACATCCAACGTGGTAACAAGATCTACGATAAAAGACAACACACATTCAACATCGGTAAGGCGCTTACCCTCGACGTAGTTGTACTCCTTGAGTATGAACAAATGCCGGAGGTCGCACGACGTTATGTGTCCGTACAAGCTGCTCGTGTTTTCCAAGAGAGAGTTGTTGGTAGTGACCGACTGTCCTCTTACACCAGAGCTGACGAACAAGCCGCTCTATTCGCTCTACAGGAGCATGAAGGAGATAACGGCGACTATAACATATTCGACGATTACAGCACCGCAAGTGTGCTTGATCGCAACATAGGCACAAAGGTGATTAGCAATGGCTCTAGTTTCTAAAAGCATACCCAATCTCATCAATGGGATTTCGCAACAACCCCCAGCTCTCCGTTTGGAAACGCAAGGGGAAGTACAAGAGAATGGCCTGTCTGATGTGGTTGATGGCTTAAAGAAACGACCGCCCACTCAGTTCCTCAAGAAGCTAGTTAAGACTACTTCAGCGTGGAATCCTAGCACAGCCTCTAGCACAACTTTAGGTAACCTAACTCCTTACAATACAACAGAAGTAACACAGTCGGAATTAGATTCGTGTTTCATACACTCGTACAAGCGCAGTGAAGATGAGCAGTATACAGTTTTAATTATTCCGGGATCAACCCCAAAAGTTCTTGTTTATGATATTGGGGGCAATCTTCGCTATGAGTCAGGTAAAACAAGCTGGCTTGCGAACGGCTCTAACATTAGCTATCAAGATTCCAATGGTGTTACACAATATAGAAATACAGATAGCGCCAGCTACTTAGGACAAGCCGACAAAGATGATATGACGGCAACGTCCGTGGCTGATGCTACGTTCTTAGTTAATAAAAAGACTACAGTTAGTATGTCGGATGAGTTAAAACCTCCGGCTAATGCTCCATCTGCTCTTGTTTACCTAAAGTCAGTAAACTACGGTAGGGATTACGATCTAAAATTAACAACTAAAAGATTAAACGAAACCACTACCTTAAGTGCTACCGCATCAACTTCAAATGCAGTTACAGCGGCGGCTGGAAGTTCAACTAACAACGACGCTCTTAAAGTATCCACAACTCTTAACGCACTGCGTGGAGATCTTGCAAGTAATTCTACAGTGGACTTAACAGGCACAGACCAATTTGAACCGACAGCGTTTTCTAATGGCACTCCCATACCTTTAACTACTCTTCAATTAAACGCAAATATGCGGGTAGCTACCACCGACCCAGAGCTTCTCGTGGTTGTGCAAGGTAATGATAATATAGTTTATAACGCACAAGGTCTAAACGGCTGGAAATTTGCATCTGATTACGCCACCACTGGCAACATCGTTCTCCCTCAATCATCTTACAGATTAGTGCGGTTTCCCACTGGCGGTCAACAAACGGTGAGATATGAAAGAGCTGCAATAGATATTGTAAGATTAAACAGCGTCACAGACCGTGATATTACTATTGCACCTTTAAGCTACACCACTGAACCTTATTTTGTAATCAACGCGATTAAAGATGGCACGATGGATGATTTCAACCTGACTGCTACGGATGATGATGGTGGTAGTAACCTTCGAGCTTTTAAAGACAACGCTAAATCATTTACCGATCTCCCTAACCAATGTGTTGACGGTTACAGGTTAGGCGTTGTGGGTGATAACAATAAAAACGAAGATGACTTTCATGTTATCTTTGAAGGTTCAGGCGGTAGTGGTTATTGGAGAGAAACTGTAAAAGGTGGTATTAAGAATTACTACAACTTAAATTCGATGCCTCACCAACTACGCCAAGGAGCTGACTTACAGTTTAGCTTTACTCAAGGTGATTGGGATCATAGACAGGCAGGCGACGATAACACGAACCCTGCACCAAGCTTCGTTGGTAATAAGATTAATGACGTATTCTTCCACCGTAACCGCTTAGGTGTTCTCTCAGATGAGAATGTAATCTTTAGTGAAGCTAGTAGCTACTTTAACTTCTGGCGTACAACGGTGCGTACACTATTAGACTCTGATCCAATCGACGTAGCCGTATCCCAGAACGAAGTATCTGAACTTAAAGCTGCTGTTCCTATTCAAGATAACTTATTGTTATTCTCTGAGTTAAACCAGTTCACTTTATCTGCCTCGCAGTTACTTACACCCTCTGAAGTTACCATTGACCAAAGCACAAAGTACGAGTGTGATTTAACAGCCACCCCAGTGGGTGCAGGTAACAGTGTGTTCTTCGCTACACAAAGTGGCGACTTTGCGGGTGTACGAGAGTTCTACACCGATGGCGAAACAGAGATAAAGAACGCTGTTTCTATAACCGCACACGTTCCTAAGTATCTTAAAGGTAACATAAGAAAATTTGCAGCATCTTCCAACGAAGATACGCTCATCGCTCTTACTGAAACCAATAAGAAAGAGTGTTACGTTTATAAGTGGTACGACTCCGGACAGGAACGATTACAAAGTTCTTGGTCTAAGTGGACATTCAACGCCGAGATCGTAGACGTATCGTTTAACAATGCTACACTATTCTTTACCTTTAATGACGGCACTTTCCAAAAGATGACACTAAAGGAAAGCCCTGTTTCTATTGCGTACACCGTAGGTTCCGAAACGAGTGTTTCACTACGTGGTGACCCTCTATTAGATTCAAGAGGATACCTACAACGCCCTCAAGGGGTAACAAGCTACAGTCCTAATGCTTTACCTGCTTTGTATACTCTGTTAGACAGCACGACGGTGTTCACTGACCACCGAGGAGAAATCCTTGCAACAGGGTCTAGTTCATTTGAGCTGGCTAAAGTTTCAACCTATTTGAACGGAACGCACATTGAAGACGGTGTAACTGTAAACAACTACGCTTATGCTGGACAGCCTTATACGTTTAAGTATCAACTCTCTGAGCAGGTCTTTAAACCTGTCAAAGGTGACTCAACAGAGTTAGCGAGGTTCCAACTAAGGAACATTAACTTTAACTATAACGATACAGGAACCTTTAAAGTAACTGTAGAGAACTTAGGCCGTGATCCGGTTGTCACTACGTTTACCGGGCGTATCTTAGGACAAGCTAATAACATCTTAGGCTTATCCCCTGTTGTTAAAACAGGCTCGTTTAAGATAGGCGTACAATCACAAGCTAAGAACACTAAAATAACCTTAACCAACGATTCGCATTTACCCTCAATCTTCCAAAGTGTTGAGTGGGAAGGCTTCGTTAATCTAAGAAACCAGAGACTATAAATTATGCCACACCATTACAGAAAAAGTACCTTTCAAGATTGCCGGGACATGGCTCCTTATATGCGTGAACAAGACGCTAATGAAGTTATGGCAAGCAGCGGTGCTGTTCCACTTAGGGCTTTACAGGCTTCGTATAACTCGTCTGCCTCGTCTGGGTGTTATACT